TTTATATATTCTTTATCTCTTAAAATTTTAAAATATAAAAAAATAAAAAATAAAAATAAATAAATATTCATACAACACTCATTTCCTGCGAGCTGTGAAGACGGTGCAACGCAACGTCGAACGAAGTAGCGAAGCAGGTATTTTTCTTTGTTAGGATTTAGTCGGCAACGCTAAATCCGAAATAAACAAAGAAAAAAAGAACAATAGTGAAATACCGAACTTGAGAGGTATTTCAACTACCTTTTATAAAAAAAAAGAGGACTAAACAAACTGAAAAATTTGTTCAATCCTCTAAGAATACTATTTGTCTTTATTTTCTTTTTTAATTTTCTTTTTTATAGTATCAACTCCTTTATTTAATCCATCTAGTGTTCTTTCAACACCTTTTTGAACTGCTTTATTCAATGTTGGATTGTTAAGTACCTTTTCTAAAATATTCATATAAATCACTCCTTTTAAATATATATTTCTATTATAACATCTGGATTTATTCTTTGATGAAAATTTTTTATTTCTTCAAGAACTAAACTCCAATCTAAACCACCTAAACCAGAACCAATTTTTGGAAAAGCAATAGATTTTATATTAAATCTATTAATTCCAATTTCTAGCTTTTCTAAACCTAAAATTATATATTCTAATTTAGATGGATTTTTCCAATCTTCTTTTGTTGGAAAATTAATTATCTTTCTATTATTTTCAGAAGTTATAAGTAACTTTCCAATAGATAAATTACCTTCAAGACAGTGTTGTCTATACTTCAAGAAGTTATTAGGAAAAATGTTTTTAAATTGTAAAGCTAAACCTTTCCCCATAACTCCTATACAATTAACTGGATTAATTAAAAATTCGCAATTTGAATTGAAAATATTTCCATTATTTATATATTTAATCATAATAAAATCTCCTTATTTATGAAATCCTAAATCAGCTGGATTAATAGCTCCAGAAATATGATTAATTGAACCGTTAAAATTATTTCTAATTTTAGTAACTGTATCAGAAAGTTTCTTAGTTAAATCATCATCAGATTTACAATTTCCTTGTGTCCAATATTTAATTACTAAATCACTATCACCATAGATAGTTTTACATTTAACTTCATTAGCTATAATTAAAGCTATATAACAACCAAATAATTCACCAAAATTATTTGTATAATTTTTTCCTAATTCAATATTATCAAATTCATTAATAAACCAATTATGTTTATTTAACATTTCCATAAAACTTTTGTTTTTTTTTATATAACTTAATAGAGAAGTTCCGTTACTTCTTGTAACTCTTACTTCTACTCCTCTACCTCTTCCAGTTCCAGCATCAAAATAAATAGCATTTTTATCTAAAACAGGAGTTATATTTTCAGCAACTCCATTATTTGAAATAAATTTAGTAGCTTCTTCTATTGTTTTGAATTTCTTATATTTAACTGAACTTTGTCCTTTAACTATTTGTTCACATTTATCCCAGCTATTTACAATACCTTTATCACCATTATTTAATATATAAGCATAAAACATAAGTAAACCTCCTTAAAATTTAAAATATAAAAAGACTAGATACATATATAAACATACATATCTAGTCTAAAATAAAATTAATCAATTATTAAATTATCCAATATATCATCTGGATTGATTACTTCCAGCTTTTCATCATATTTATAATCAAGTCCAAGACAAAGCATATCTTCTAATATACTTTGTTTATTAGTACTTCTTTTAATTGCATTATATAAATTAGGTGCATATACTTGAAAACCATCAACTGCTTGATGGTATAAACAGTTAACGTATTTTTCAGAAATATAAGTTGCATTGTCGTGATTAGGTTGCCAAAAGTAATTTTCAAAAATTACTAAATGAGTACCTAATTCTTCAACTACTTTTGTTGGAACTTCAGATATATTTGCTATATATAATCTAAAATCTCTTTGTCTAATAGAAGCTAAATCTTCTATTTTTATATCTTTTAACTCTTCTGTTGTCATAGTTATTTCAGTATCATCTATAATGCAATCTAATTCAGTTAGTCCATCAATTAGTAGAGCATTTACATTATCTCTACTAGTTGAAGTACCAGCAATTACATCTGGTTCAAATGTAACTGTTGTTCCATTTATTGTATATTTCTTATTTAAACAATCTAAGAAATTACAAAAATTAGTAACTTCATTATCATCTTGTAATATAAAATCACATTGCAATTTATAAATTCCATCAACTATACTAGTAACAGAGCTTTTATCTCTGTATGAACCAATCATTTTTGAACCTAAAGCTATTTCTCTTTCTTCAGTTGCTGAAATTTTAGATAAACTTCTTTTAACAAATTCTCCAGAAATTATGAAGCTATCCTCTGCATTAGGATAGATTCCATATTTTTCTAATTTTTCATCAAATAAGTCTGCCTTTATAACTAAACTTGGTAAAATAACATTATTTATTCTTTCTTGTAAATTCATAATAACCCTCCATTAATTTAAGTAATAAAATATAAATTACGCCAGCGTAAAAAATTAAACAGTTTTAAATCTTTTAGTATATCCAGATGGATTTACTAAATTGTATGTATCTTTTATAGTTGCTGTGTTGTCCCGTTTTGCTGAAGTTTTTATAAAACAAGGATATAATTCTCCTTTCATATCATTTGTAATATCAAATACTTCATTATCAGCTGAAGATTTTCTAACTAATGTAAATTCTCCATCTTTTCTTTCAATGAAATAATTTTTAGCAACTCTAACTCTTTTTCCTGGTGCAGAAGTTGAACCAGTATTTAAATCCATGCCTTTTAAACCTTTAGCGTTTAATAAATCCAAATAAGATAAACCCAATTGTATATTATTAGCTAATAGCCCTTTACCTAAATCAGATTTATAACTATCCAGCCACATAACTGGACAGTTATTTTTATCACTCCAAGAATATTCTTTTGCATTTATTAATGCTTTATGAATATTAGTTTGAAGTTGTTTTATTGTTCCACCTTTAGCTTTTCTAACCATAAAATTAAATATGTCAGAACTATAAGTTTTAGTTCCAATAGATTTAACTGCTTGTTGTATTAGAAATTGATAAGGATGAGCTAATTTTAAAACAGGAGAAGTACCTGCAATAAAATCATCTAAATTTAAAGGCATATAAGCAAACGAATATAAATTTCCAGATACTTTACAGAATAATTCTCTATCAATAAATGGTAATTCTATTTCAAAGAAATAATTATTTAATTCCATTTTCATTAATAGTTTTGTACCACTTCTTCTGGCTATTAATTTTCCAGAAACAACAGAAGCACCATATATAGTGAATGCTTCATCAAAAACTTTCTTATATATAGATAATTGTTTATCATCTATATCTTTTTCTGATAATAATTCATCAGAAACTTCCATAAAGCTTTCTTCTTTAGTTAAAAGTTCTAATTCTTCTTCAGTGCAAAAATTAGGTTTTGAATTTAAAGAAACTTTACTAGCTTCAATAAAATCATTTTCAACACCTACTACATTTATAGGTTTTTCTAAAATATGAAGTTCTTTGTTAAATAATTTATAAACTTCGCTTTCAGATACAAATCTACAACCTTTATTTCCACCTTTTAACTTTTTAGTCATAACAGCCTTTACTAATAATTCTATTTGTGTATTATTTAATTCCATATTTATCTCTCCTCTCAAAATTCAAATTTATAAAATAATGTAAAACAAAAAAAAGAAATGAATTTATATTCTATTCATTTCTTCAGATAAATCAATATTAAACGCTTCTTTTGGTTTAGTAGTTATACCATTAATTATATTATTAATTTCTGCTCTTAACTCAACTTCAGAACCTCTAAAATTAATAATTTGAGATAACTTAAACCAAACAGTATCATACATTGAACCTTCACCATCGTGTTTAGAATCTAATGCTTCTTGTTGCATTAAATCTCCAAACATTCTAGCTTCCAATAAATCAATACCAGCAACTCTGCACATTTCAAACAATTTATTAGCAAAGGAACCAGCATAACCAGTTCCTTCTTTTGAGGCTTTTAAGTTTAAAGCCCCATAAAATTGTTTTTCTGAAAATTCTGATAATTCAATATTATCAAACTTTTCATTTTTCTTTCTGCTATTAACTATTATTTCTTGTAAATTCATAAATAACCTCCCAATTATTTAAAAATTATTTTTTTTCAAATATATAAACATACCCATCAGATATAGATAAATCTTTATCTTTTTCTATATCTAATGAAACATTATGTAACTTATAAACTAAATTCATTGATAATTTTAATTCTTCTATAAATTCTGGTGTTGATATAATATAAAGTCTTTTACATTCAGATAACTTCTTAATATAATCTTTATCTGAATAAATATCATCACTAAAATAACCAATAGACATAGAAGCAATACAGACTTTATCTTTTATATCCATATTCATAAAATTATCAAATTTAAAATCAACATTAGTACAATCATCATTAAAAAATCTAACTGTACTATAATCTACACCTGTATAATGAATACCAGTTTTTATAAACAATTCACTTTGTAAACCTACTTGACAACCAATATCAATTACAGATTTAATATTATTTTTAATTAAATCTTTTATAATTGCATAATAGTAATCTTCAAAAAAAGGAAAAGCAATTAATTCACTTTCATAATATTCTGGTTCATCAAATTCTTTAGTAAATTCAATTATTCTATTTCTAAATACAGAAGCAAAAGCACTTTTTTTATGCTTCAATATATATTGATAATCTTCCATATCTTTTATAAATCTTAAATTCATAACCAAACTCCTTTTTATTTTTCTATCAATTCTTTAAATTTAAAATTATCAAGCATTAAAGATTCCATTTCACTTCTAAAATCTAAATAAGTACAATCGAAATACTTTTTATTTAAATTATAGATACTGTTAATAGGAATAACTTGCACTTTATCTCCATCAAAATCTCCACCTAACATAACAATCAATTTAGGATTTACTCTAATTTCATTTTTAGTAAATCCAGCTACTCTACAAGTAGTAACTATATTTTGTACAGGATCCCTAGTGACTAGTACTAAATCCCCTTCCTTTAATCCAAACCATTCTGGAACCAGTATTTCTTCTATTGCTCTAGCGTGAGATAAAGCAACTCCAGAAAAACCTTTGAATTTAAAATCATACTTATCAGAGAATTTTTTACTGAACAATCTTTTAGCAATTTCAATTCTAAGTACATATAATTTATTTTCAAATCTAGTTTTTAGTGCATCTTTTTGTTCAGTTTTATATTGAAGATATAATTTATATAATTGTCCAAGATACATACTCATAGCAAGTTCATTTCTTGGAATAACAACTACTTCTCCATTATCTAATCTCATTGCTCTTTTAGATAATAGGAATTTTCTACCGATATTACTTATAGTATCTAATTTAATATTATTAAGATACTTAATATCATCTTCACTCCAAAATTCACCCTCAATTAAACTTAATCTTTCACAATCATCTTCACCACAACCACCAAATCCAAAATTTAATTTTTGATATATTTTCATAATATTCTCTCCTCTTAATCTTATATGTTCTTTAATATGTAGGTTAAAACAATAAAAAAATACAGGTAGAAAATCAGTTTTTTTAACTCAATTTTTACCTGTATTATTCAGTGTTTTATCTATGCTAATTTGTCAACGAATTCTAATTTTTCTTCAATGAATGAAATTATAAATTTTTCTATCTCAAAAATGTTAAAATTTTCAGAAAATTCAATTTCAATTTCATTTAGTAATTCATTATAAAAGAATTCTACTGGATATGTCAATTTTAACTTAAAATACATTTGATTTAAATATGCTAGTTTTTCTGCAATATAATTATTACTAGCAACTATTGAATTTACTATACTTTGAGTATTGCAATTATTTCCGTTAAAAATACAATAAAACATATTTAATAATTTCATAATAAAACCTCCATCTAAAAATCAATATAAAAAAGTGTATGCAACTATAAATAAAATCATAATTACATACACTAAAAAAACAATAAATTAAGCAACAACTTCCAATAATTCATTTGCAAGATAATTATAAAGCCAATCAGTTAAATCAATTTCAAATACATTTAATTGATTATCATATAAATAATTATTTAAATCCATTTCAACAATATCTAAATACCATAGTTGCAAATCATTAAAAGATAAATTACTTTCATAATCATCTTCAAGATAATAAAACATATCTTTGACTTTACTATTATTTTCTATTACTTCTTCTAATAATGTGTTTAAATAAATCTTTTTCATAATAACAGCTCCTTTATAATTTAAAATATTAAAATACAATTTTAAAACACTTTTCTAAAATTAATTTTTGTTTCAACTAATGGTTAAACTAAACCAAAGTATCAATAATTCATAACTTTAAAAAAATGTATTATTTCAGACATTACATATAAGAAAATCACTTATATATAACTTAGCAAGTAAACATTAAAATAAAGATAATGGAATAATGCCTATTTCAACAAATAAGATTACGCCAGCGGAATTTATCTTAAATATTTGTTATACTACTTTGTATATCAAAGTATTAATAAAATCAAAAATAAACAGCAATATAAAAAACATATAAAAATAATTTTTCTTTTATTTCCAATACTTTTTATATTTTTAACTTTGTGTTTCCTTGGGACTATTTTTTGACACCAATCCTAAAAATACACTTATTTTGATAATATTAATTATTTGATATACTAATCAGTTAAAACTACGGATAATACTATACATAATTAAAATTAATGTATAGTAACCATAAAAATAAATAAATATAGGTATAGTAGATGTAAATAAAACTATACTATATATAATTTATAAAAATATACAGTATGGTAATAAAACTAAAAATAAATGAGTTTAGGCATTCCAGATATGGAATGCTGTTTGTTTTAATTTGTAGTTTTCTTAATATTGTATTGCTGAATATACTTCCAAATTAAGCTCTTTGACTATTATAAAATATATGCACTTTTGGTTTTGTGCTTGTATAGGAAATGTGACTTCTTTTTCAAGTTTAATTTAAGGGAATATATTAGGCTTTTAGTTGAGCTCTGTCTGACGACAGAATGCTTGTGTGGAATGTACATTCAAAAAAATAAAAAAAAGAAAACTACAAAAAATAAAAAGAAAAGATTCCTTTAAAAGGCTTAAAGAGAAAAACCTTTAAGAAAAAAAAAGAAAAATTCCTTAAAAAAAAGAAAAGATTCCTTTGAAAGGAAAGAAAAGGAAAAGAAAAAAAAAGAAAAATTCCTTTTAAAAAAGAAAAAGGAAAAAAAGAAAAGGAAAGGATTCTTTTTAAAAAAAATAAAAAAAAGAACTATAAGAGTAATTAAACCCTTATAGTTCTAAATTTTTTAATCTCTTGATATAATTGCGACACTATATTTTTCAAAACTTTTATAATCTACTTTTGTAAAACCTTGTGTTTCAAGAAAATCCATAATATATTGAATTTCAGAATAATCTAAAATATTCATTTCATTAGCAAATCTTTGATTTCCAGTATATTTTATTTTTATTTCTTTTATATCTGGATTAGCAAATAAATTTAATAAATTTTCAGATAATTTTCTAAAATATTTTCCATCAAACATAGTTATAATATCAGAATTAACTTTCATAATAAAACTTTCAAATTCTTTTTTCATATCTTTCATAATAAAACCTCCTAAAATAATTAAAAAAAAATAAAATAAAAAAACAAAAATAAAAGATGAACAGTTTAAAGACTTGTTCGGGTCTAATTTTTATTTTGATATTTTAACTAGTTGATTATATATAACTAACTTATCAACTGGTGAAACACCTTGAAGTTTTAAAGCTTCTTTAGGATCTTCACCTTTTAAAATATTAATAAACAATTTAAATTCTTTTTCAGTAATACTTATTAATTTCATCTTAATCATTCTCCTCTCAAATTTAAAAAAATATAAAAATAAGAGTACCAGAAATTAATCTAGTACTCTTAAAGTTAATTAATCAAATAAAGATAAACCAGTTTCACCAAGTCTTTCAATTTCAGATTCTACTGTTTCATCATCATAAGATTTAGCTAAATCAATAGTTTTCTTTACTTCAGAAGCTAATGCAACACCAGTTATAACTAAACCAGCATTTGCTAAACCATTTGCAATAGAACTATCTGGTGCAACAGTATTAACTAACATTTTTGCACCTACTGCATATAAAACATTAATAGACTTATCTATTAGTTTATCTTGGTTTTCTTTAATCGCCATTTCAGCTCTAACAATTCCATTAGCTACTTTTTCATCAACAGCATTTAAAATTTCAACAGACATTCCAGACATAACATTTAATGATTTCATAATAATCCTCCTATAAATTTAAAATAATAATTAATATATAAATAAATGGGTTTTAGTTGCCGAGATATCGGCAACACCCATAATAAACAACTTTTTAGAAATTAAAAACTTTCCCAATCTTTAATTTCTTTTTTAACTTTATTTAATTTTAATTCTAATAAGTTAATTTTTGTAGAATATAAGTAAGAACCATATTCTTCACCTGTTTCTTCATTAACTTGTTTTTCTAAATTCTTTAATTCAATTATCTTTGTAGATAAAACTTTTTCTTCATCTAAAGCTTCTAAATATCTTTTGTTCACAATAATCTCCCTTCAAATTTAAAATAAAAAATAAAATATTTAAATAATATAAAAAATATGTTATAATATAGGCAGTTTAAGCAGACTTACCTAGGTCTGTGATAAAGATTAACTTAATAAGTCGTCTAAAACTTGGAACACTTCAACGATGTCCTCAGTGGTAAAGACTATCTCGTTGTCTCTTGTAATGACGAACATATTAAGTTCTTCATCAAAGTAGTAATTGATCACTTTCATCACCCCCTTTCAAGGAAATTACTACTTCTGGTTATAAATCCACTGACAATTGGTTTTAAAAGGAAATGGGGTTAGGAGTTCTTGATTAGAGAACTCTTTTTTTTGTTCGAGTTGTTGATGAGAGGCGTGTGCTTGTCTTGAGGGCGGTATTTCTTTTTATATATAATTAAAGAAATGGCTTGAATGTAATCGCCATAATAAAAAAAAAGATTATAAGAGAGAAAGAATAAATCAATCTCTCTTATAATCTAAATTTTATTGTTTTAAATAATTGAATAACCAATCATTTAAATCAACTTCTTCTATACTTAATCCTTCATTCATTAAATGAAATATTAAATATAATTCAACCTCGTCAATAAAATCAATTTCTAATTTACCCAAGTCAAAAGAATCATCATATTCTTTTTCCTTAATAGTAAATAAATCCTTTAATTCTTGATTCCCTTCAATACAGTTCATGATTAATGTTTTCATAATAAAACCTCCTAAAATTTTTATAATAATTTAATTTATTTATAAGTAAATGAGTTTTAGCAACTACGGTAGTAGTTGCAATTATATAACTTGATAAAGCTTATAATTTTGAGTGAAAAAATTGCTTGAAGTTTTGAGGTATATTCTATTATATATATAAATAGAAAAGGCTTAAATGAAATATAGATAAATAAAAAAACAGAGTAAGATTATTATTCCTACTCTGTTTAATTTTATTATCCTAAATAACATTGTAAAAACTTATATAATGAATCAGTATTTATATCTTCATTAATTAAGTTTATCTCATTAGTTGCCTTTAAATACTCTACTATTTTACTAACAGAAATATTTTTACTAATAACAATATTTTGTTTATCTCTATAATATATAGCAATAGACTTTTTATTGTTATTATTAAATACAACTATTTTTCCTTTGTTATTTAGGAATGATTTTATTGTCTTTTGATATTCATCAGAATAACTTTCTATATTAGAAAAAGCTATTAAATAAGAAGTTTGGATTTTTCTATTTTTAGCTAGTCTGTTACAGTAAGTTTTGATAACAATATTGTCTGGAACTTTATGTTCAACTATATCATATAATTGAATAGCATCACATAAAGCCTCTTGATTGTTTCCAAAAGTTCTGATGTTTTTGATGATAAAATTTGCAGAAGTTCCGAACATTTCAGTTTGTTTCATAATAATTCCTCCATATAATTAAAAAATAATAAAATAAATCATTGACAAAATAAAACAATTAAAATAAAATAAAAGAAATAGATTTAAGAAGTGCTAGTTCTTAAACCTATTTCAGTTAGAAGTATCTATTTCATTGATATGAAAATATCAAAGAAAGTTAATACTTCATTCGTGTTAAGTTGACTTTTGATGAATTTTCTGAATTTTTGTTTATTGATGATGTAAGAAAATTCACCAGAAGTCTTATTATAAACAAATGAATTATCATAAGAAGTGAAAATTATTTGTTTACTTAAAACAGTTAGATGTGTCATGTTAACACCTCCTCTTTATTTTATTGAGATTTATCTCTAAAAGTAAATGAGTTCTTCATTCCTTGATAAAGGAATGTTAGGGTGGGGGAGCTCGAAACTTTTTAAAGTTTGGGTGGGGGCAGGAACTGGACTAGGTCCAAAGACACAAAATTAAAAAAATAAAAATATAATAGTAAAAATTTGTAGCTTATATTCGATTACATACATAAGGGGGTAGCAAAATAATAAATTGTATTAGAAATGTATAAATATAAAATCAAAAAAATTATAAGTAATATTTTCTTCTATATAGTGTTTTTTTATAAAATTACGCCGGCGGAGAAAATTTACTAAGTTAATATATTCATTTTATAAGTAAAGGGGGGAATAAAATGTATATTAAAGAATTTATATTCAGAAATATTTTGACTTATATTGATTGCAAAAGAATGAAATAAGTAAATAAGTAGTTAATGATCAGTTATTTTTATATACTGATTTTTTTTATTTTAAAAAAAAATCTAAAGGGGAGATTTTTAATGAGAATGTCATTTGACGAATATTTAAATGGAGTTATTGAATTTACTTCAAATATTAAAGAGAAATATAATAGAAAATATAGAATGAAGTTTTTTAGTTTTTCAAGATATGAGTTAGAAGATATTAAAGAAAAAGCTAATTTCATAACAAAATTAGAAAATTTTTTAATTGATAATTTATTTAAAGGTAAATATATAAATTATGATTTATCTATGTTTTTAAAAATTGTTTATTATGTATTAGATGAAGTTCACAAGCTTAGTTTTACTGAATCCTGGTATAACGATGTTCTTGAAGGTTATCTTTTAACAGATGAATTTATAAGAAAACTTACTATTTTTTTTGAAAAAAATGGTGATATATCAATAAGAGATTATATAAATCAATATGGAAATACAATTGAAATTTCTAAATGGTGGAGTTCAAAAAAATAAGGAGTGCTTTTATTATGGATAAAAATAAATTAATTGATGAATTTAAAGATGTTTTTAACAAAATGTTAGAAGAACAAGTATCAAACTTATTAGAAAAGTATCCATCTTTAAAATTACAAGAATATGAGCTTAGAGAAAAAATGAAAGAAGAACTAAAAAGACAATTTCTGTTAATGAAAGAAAATTCTAACTTTGATAATTTAGAACCAGATGAAAAAATTTTAAATGAAGTAATTTCGAAAATTCCTTTAATTTATAATGAAACTGTTTTGATGTATAAATTTATTTATGACTATATTGAAGATAAAAATATTAAATATAATTATTATCAAGAATTAAAAGATTTTTATAAAACTATTAATGATATGAAATATAATAAAGAATTAACGTTAATAAATTTATTTGAAGGAAGTAATAAAATAAATGAAGTTATGTTAAAAGCAACAAACAGTAAAGAGGAAACTGATACTTTTCAAAATTTAATTATGTCATTAGATGAATATACAAAAGACAATCAATTAATTGATGCTGTTAATTTTGTTTTAAAAATAGTAAATGAATATCCATCAATTTTAAAAATGAAAATTTATAAATATTTAAAAATAAATTGATTTTTTGTTTTTGCAAATTTTAATTAAATTTTTATTAATTTTTTCTATGAAAATATTTTTTTTGAAGAAATGATTTGTTTTAAAATTTGACTAAAATTTTTCTATTTTTTACAAAAAATAATAAAAAAATCGACTAAATTTGACATACGGAAAATGAACAGCTATAATAAATAAACAGTAAATGAATAATAACCATATAATTACCCTATATAATTCATAATACTCCAGTTAAAGTACTATAGTTAAAGATAGTTAATATAGATTATGATTTTGGGGTTTAAGGTGGAGTCTGTTCAATTAATTCTTCCCTTTCTGAAGAAATGGAGAAAGACAAATACTTACGATTAATAGCCATATTTTTTTTATTTTTTCTTGTTTGTGAAACAAAAAAAGAAAATTTTCGAAAAAAGAAAAAATGAATTTTTTTAAATTTATATATTAAGAATAAAAATATAATCAACATAATAGACATAAATGAATTTTTTTTATTTGTTTTTTCTTACTTTAACTTGAAAAAAAGAAAAATGTAGAGTTCCAAAAAGTTTTGATTATCAAATATTTTTATATTTTGTATTTATTTTTGAAAGTTTTTGATTCCGCTGGCGGAGAAAGTGAAAAAATAATAAAAAAATTACAAAATTTGACACTAAAAATTTATAGATATAAAATTACAATGCAATTCGAATGCAAGTCTTTCTAATAAGTACTCCTTTCTGCTTCGGAAGCGGTGGTTTCCTCCTTTGCCATCGCTTCTTTTTTTATTTTTGAACATTTTTTCATAAATAGTATATTTAAATAAACAAGTAAATGTGATAAAATATATATGCCTAAATGTGGTGACATAATAAGACGGTTTCGTGATTTTTTTGGAGGAAAAAATTGGAACAAACTGTTGAATCAAAAAAAATTAGTAACATAATTGCGGCTAGGAAAACAATATCATCTTTACTTCAAGGAGATATAACTTATAAGTTAATTTCCTTAGCAAAAGATATAAATGGATTAAATTTTCAACATGTTGATTATATTACTGAAAAAATTATTGAAAAGATTGATAAAAAAGATTTAGAAAATGTAATTTACAAAGTTATTGATGTTGAAAATGCAAAAGTTATAGAAGCAGAAAGATTATACGATTTTCTGGATAAGTTTATTACTAAAGAACTTGTTGAAGAAATTTTATCTAGTTATAATAAAAAAGATTATATGTTAGATAAAATAGAAGAAGGACATAAGGTGATATTTGATGAGTGTATTTAATCAAGATTCCCTTATGCAAATAATTGATGGATTAAAAAAAATATGTAAAGAAGATTTAACATTGACTGAAGCTCAAAAAAAAGTAATAGGTAGAGAGGTAAATATAGTAATAGAAAATGACAAAGTTGATTTGCTTAGCCCTACACTTTTATCTAGTTTTTTCATTAGATATATAACAATAGATTTCGATAATAAATTTATTGGTGAAACTGGTAAACATTTTGATAAAGATGTTATAGTTGGTATATATAGAGTAAATAATTCCGTATATGAATTAGTTGATATTAATAACAATAAAGTTAGAATTCCAAAAGATGAAATAAGTGTAAATATAAAAAATGCACCATTAGATGTTTTATTAAGTTTTATAAATTAAAAATGTATGTATAGGAAGGTAAAAATATCCTTCCTTTTTTTATTACAAATTTTATTTTATTAATTATTAGTTTAATATAAAAAAGAGGTGAAAATATATGCAATATTTTTTTAATCTTTTTAATTCTGAAAAAGTTGAGAATTTTATATATGAAGAAAATAAAAATATAAAAACTAATTTAAACTTTTTTAATGTTAAATTTTATTTAGAAGATTTAACTGATTTAGAAATTTCAGATTGTGAATTAATTATAGAAAAAGAAAATGAAGGAAAATATAATTTTAACAATAAAATCTCTGGGGAAATAGAAGAAGGTTTAGTTGAATTTAAAAATGTTGAATTTAAAAACGCAATAGAAGAATTATCTAATTATAGAATTTACTTTGAATTAAAACAAGGTGGTATTACTGTTTTAAGTACAAAAAAAGATTCTATAAACTTTACTTTATATATGAAAGCTATTGATTTTGATATTAATTTTAAAGATGCTATCAAATTAAACGATATATATGAATTACAGAAAGAAAATTTAGAAGAATTGATTTTTGAGTTTAGTGTAAATAATTTTAATAATTTTCAGTATTATTACGAAATAAGCCAAAAAGAAGAGATTGCTCCAAGAGATTATAAGATATTATCAAATAATACTTTATTGATAAATGAAAGTTTAAATATCGAGCATTTCAAAGATGGATTTACATATTTACATTTTTTTCTAAAAGATTCTTTTGAAAATGTAAAATATAAAAAATACAAAATTACAACTAAAAATAATACTTTTACATTGCTTAATATATTGAACAAAGAAATAACCTTATCTAAACTTGATGAAGAATTTGGTATATTTTATGAAAGTAGAAATATAACTCAATTGAAACCAATTATTCAATATAAAGTAAATGGAGAATCTTTTCAAAAAGAAGGAACTAATATAGGAACATTCAATCAAGATAAAAAAATGTTTTTATTAAATTTAAAAGAACAATTTTCAAATATAGAATCCAATGAGATGTTCTTATTTTTTATTTTAAATAATAATGAAAAACTTATGTCTAATGAAGTTTTTATTTCAATAGATAATGAAGAACCAGAAGTTGAAATTCAAGAGTATTATTTAATAAAAAATAAAGAAGTTAATGAGTTAACTATCTCTGGAAAAATAATAGATAAAAATTTATTTTTTTTGGGAAATTCTGTTAAAACTATAAAACCTAAAACAAAATTATTGTTTATTAATTCTGAATTAAATTTATTAAAAGTTGTTTTTAGTAATGGTGAAGAACAATATTTGGAAAAATTTTCAAATTACTATACTTGTGAAACTAAAAATTTAACTTTTGAAGTTTTTGATGTAGATAATAATCAAGTAAATAAAAATAACATTAAGTATTTGAATACAACTGACGAAAATAAACATTTTTATATTTGGCTAGATAGAAATAAATTATCTTTATTTGAACAAAATTTATTAAGTACACAAAATTCTATTAAAATAAAAGGAAATGAAATAGAAGCTTTGATTATTTCTCAAGAACAGTTAGTTTTTGAGAATATAATTTTATTGAAAGTAACATTATCTCCAACAGCTACTGGTATTTTAGAATTTGATTTAGGTATTGATGGACTTGAATATAGTTTCTTATATCATTTAAATAATTCTAATATATCTTTAGAAATGAATAATAAAAAGCAATTAATTTTAGATTTTAAAAATACAGAATTGATTATTTCAAAATCTGAAAAAACAAATATCTTAAAATATAATAATAATAAAATATTATCTAAAAAAATAGGCATTTTTAATGGATATATAAATTTGTTAGGTATTTCTTATAATAAAGAAAAATTTGTTTCTGAATTTAATTCATTATTTTTTGATGGAGAACTAAATAAAAATATAACAGATAATGTTTATTTTAAACCAACAATAAAAAAAGATAATAAAAAATTTGATTTTAATTTTTATAACTGTAAAAGAATAAGTAATGATATTTTTAATTTTGATTTAACTTTAAATGTTGAAGATGGAATTAATGAATATAAACTTATTTTTAATGATATGTTAGAAAATAAAATTGAAAAAAAAGTAACAATAGAAAAGAATTATAAAGATATAATAGCTGAATTAGATAAAAGTAAAAAAAAGAATTTTAATGTTTATTATAATAAAGATATTTGTAATATTGTTTCAAGAAGTGATACAGTAACTATTGATTTTATTGTAAAGAATGAAACAAAAATATTAAAAGAAAAAGACACTTTAATTACTGTAAAAGGTGAAGATATAATTAAATATCAAAAAATCCCTGTTTCTAATAAAGAAAGAACTTTTTCAATTACATTTAAATGTGAGGATAAAGAAAAGTTTTTTACAATATATCAAGAAGAACTTGGGATAAAACTTATGAAATTATCTATTCAAAAGAAGAATGAATTATATTTAAATTCCCCAGAAAAAATATACTCTGGATTAAATTCATATAATTTGAGAATAGAAAAAGATAATTTTGCGAAAGTTTCAGTTAACTTCATAAATCCAAATTTTACCACAAATATAAAAGAAAATAATATAGAAATTATAAGAAACAATAATATAAATATGTTAGAAGAATTAGAAATGGAAATAAATGTATTTGATGAAGAAAAGAATTATAAAACTATTTCTAAAAATATAAAATGTTATTTTTATAATGATAATTTAATAGATGAATATTTTATTTTAAATAGTCAAAGAAATTTAATTAATGATTATTTGTTTGATGTCCAGTTTACACTTAACAATTCTAATTCGATAGAATATTTTAGAGTTTATGATCCGTTTGAATCTAATTTGAGGAAAAAATTTAAATATGGAAAAATAAACGGAAATACATGTATAGTTGAAGGAATAACGACTCCAATAACTCCTAGTAGTTTTTTTGTAGAATTTAAAATTAAAAATACTGATATAGTCGTTAGACAAGAAATATTTAAAGATAATCCAATAAAATTATTTAATGATGAAGAAAATTTTAAAGTTTCGATATCTTTTAATGAAAAAATAATTGTAAATGTAATTCAGAAAGAAATTCTTAATTATAAAATAAAAATTAAGGAAAATGATAATCTTATAAAAGAACAAATATTAAATAAAAAAGTAGAAGATATTGTAATTAATAAAGATTCTAATAATCGTATTGCTTTTATAGAAACAGAAATATTAAACAAAAATAATAAAATTATTTTCTTTAAGAAAAGTCTAATTAATTTTGATGATAATACTAAACATAATGCAAAATTAGAAAATTTTGAAAATTGGAATATAAAATCAAAATTTTCAATTAGAAACATTAATTTAATTAATACTGAAGAAAATTTAAATTATCAATTATTGATAATTAATGAAGTAAACGAAAAACAAGAAATTAATTTGAACAAAGGAAACAACTCTATTCCGCAACTTAAAGAAGGATTATATATTTTTGAATTAATTTCAATAAAATATAATTTTAGAAAAGTTGTTCAAAAATATTTTGTTGAGGTTTTTGATGATTTAGAACATGTCGTTAATTTTAGTGATGGTTATTGGAAATTTAATCCAATTAATAGTATAGAGGTAAAAAATAATTCAAAAGTTGATTTTAAATTTTTAGAACCTATATTGGTTCATATTACTGAAAATACAAAAACTACTATAAATCCTACGTATATTGGAAATAGCATAAAATTTGATTTTAATAAAGAAATAGGTTTGAATAGATTTATTTATAAAGATAAAATTCAAACAATTGAATTAACACCTTGTTTCTTAAATAAAATAAGTGAAAAATTTGTTTTTATATATGATTTCACTACAAAAAATAAAACTTTGTTTTTTAAAAATGATAAAAATATAATTTTGAATGAAATAGAAGATGTTTATTTTAGAACAAAAAATTGTGATGAAATTATAATAAAACCATATAAGTTAAGAAATGAAATAAAAAGATTTGTTAAAGAAGAAGATGAAATAAAAATTTTTAAAGAATTTATTCCATGTGAAATAGATTTTTATCATAAAAATTCAAAAAAAGAAACAATTAAAATTGAATTAGAAGTACAAGATAAATTGATAGTTCCTTTCTGGAATACAAGAGAAGAAAAATTCATAAACATTGTTCCTTTTAAGATTCGTTCTAATTCATTTGTTAAAGATAAAATTCAATTAACTTTAAAAAATAGAACTAGACATTTTTTATATAACTATACAATATTTAATGCTAAATCTTTAAATAAAAAAGAATTTCTTAACTTAAATTTAGATGAACAAGAAGAATTTATAAAAGATGTTTCTGCTAAAGTTTTTGAACAAAATAAAAGTATTGATATTGATCTGTTAAAAAAAGAAATAATTAATGAACTAAAAAAATTGGAGGATTAAATGCAAAATAGAACTATTATAAGTAAAAAAAATGAAGATGGTAGTTATGATACTAGCGAATACCTTTTTGATGGAATAGATTTATACCATGGAGATAGAACTAATAAAAAACTAGAAATATCTCCAGTTGGTGCACCTGTAAAAAATGTAAGTATCCAATTAGTTTGCACTAGAGATAATATAGAATATGAATTTAAGCCAGAAGAAGATAATGAATATAATTTAAAATGTGATAGATATCCTGGTTTAACAATTCATTTTGAGGATATTAATGGTATTAAATATAAATCTGATAAAAATGGAGTTATTAGAATTATAAATATATTAACTATACCTCTTGATTTTTTCATATTTGTAGAAGCTGAACCTTATACAGTTAAAAAAATAAGTGAAACAAATGTATTAGATGATATAAATTTAATTGTATGGAGTAATTAATATGCTTAGCTTTGGAGAAAGATTAACTAGAAAATATCTAAAAAAATGCTTTCTTAATGAAAAAGTTTATTATAATTATAGAGAATCTGGAATTGTGAATAATAAAACTGGAATGCCATTAGAACTAGATATATTTTATCCTAATCTATTAGTTGCTTTTGAATTTAACGGAAGACAACATAAAACAGATACGGAACAAAAAGAAAGAGACAGAATAAAAAAAATCCAATGTAAAAAACTTGGAATTTTATTAATTACTATCTGGGCCAAAGATTTAAAAAAAGATATGTATAAAGAAATTAGAGAAAGTATTTTTATACACTCTAATTTCAAAATACATAAACCAAATGAAACATTTTTAAAACTATTTGAAGAAAAAATAGAAGAATATAAAAAAAACATAAAAAAACTTCATAAAAAAATAAAAAGTAAAACATTTGTGAAGGTGATAAAAAAATGAAAGATTTTATTTTTAATTTAAACTCTAGAAACATATTAAAACAAAACTTTAAAATAAATTTAAAATATAAACTTAATAAAAAAAGCAATAAAATAAAAGTTAAAAATATAAATTTCAATAAAGAAATTAATCATTTAAAAATACCTATACATACAAAAACAATATTAAATTTAAAATCTTTCCAAAATTTCAATAAGGAAGTTAATAATATGAAAGTAAAAAATAATCCATATTTATATTACTTAATAGAAAACAAAATAGATAATGAAATTATTGCAAACAATATAATTTTTATTTTTTCTATAATTAAGATCTATATAAACAAATATAATTCAGAAACTGAAGAAAAAATAGAAAATAATATAGATAATATTTTTAAAATTTTAAAATTTAATGAAAAACTTTTTATTAATGATGAATTTGTTGAAAAATTAAAAGATCTTGATAGTTACAAAATAATAATTAATGATGATGTATTAACGTATATGTTTAAGAGGTAAAAATGAATGAAAATAAAAAAGAAACTATAGAAGAAATTCTGGGGTTTGAATTAACAACAGAAGAGATAAAAAAGGCTTCAAGTTTATCTCCTAAAATAAAAAAAGATTTGGAAATTTGGGCTAATAAAAATTCAGACAATATACTTTCTTTACAAATAAAAAAATGCTTTGTTGAAGATATTGATTTAACCAAAACATATGAAGATTTTGAAAAAGAGTATGCAATAAATGATGATTCTGGAGATGATGATGAAGATTTTTTAAATGAAGCTACTGAAAAATATAAAGAATATTTAAAAGAAATAAAAAAAAATGAAGAAAAATGTCCACATTTTAGAGAATGTCCATTATTTCAAAGTAAAATGTTACCTAAAGGTGAAAAATGTCCTCTTGAAATGATAAATACAAGTAATTTAAAAAAAGGTATTTACAAAGAATTGGATATAAAAGAGGATGACTTTAGTGATAAAATGACTGCTAATCATTTAATTTCAATAGAGAATATAGCTCAAAGATTGTTATCTGCTTTATCTATTCAATCTCCAGTTGTGAGTGTAGTAACAATAAATAAAAATGGTTCTAAGACTTATGATACAAAAATAAATGAAAACTTAAATGCTTATCAAATGACTATGAATATGGCTGATAAATTAAGAAAAAATTTAATTTTAGATAGAGAAAGTAAAATGAAAAATAAAAAAATTGAATCTGAAATAAATGAAAGAACAGTAAAAGAAAATTTAAAAAATAAATTATCTAATGGATTCTTTGATGTTAACGCTAGTACAATAGCTGAAGCTGTTATTTTAGAAGAAGAGGATAAAAAAGATGAATTGTTAAACTTGGAAGGATAAGATTATGTATACTTTGGAAGAGAAAGAATATTTTAGAGAACATGCTACAAGCGATATGGGTAATAGCTCACTTGGAAATTTTATAAATATGTTTATGTTACAACCATATATGGATAATCAAGCTGTTAATGGATTTGCTAAAACATATAGTTTTGCATTAGAAAAAGCATTAATGACAAATGATGGTTTGATTACATATGGCAACTCTCATATGTTTGGTAGTAGGTTTATTCCTTCTGTTGTAGATAAAATCCCTATGTTAAATAAAATTTTACCTAATCACAGCAAAAATTACTCTAAGAATAGTAAAATTTTAAGTAAATTATTTCCAAATACAGAATTCCATTTTTTAAAAGGATCTGAAAATGATATAAAAAATGGTTATTTAAATGAAAGTGGAAGAAATTTAAAAAGAGTTGAGAAAAATTTAAAAGTCTTAAAAACTGATATTGATGAAATTTCTGGGAAAGGTTTTGTTGTATCTAACAAAAAAGCTAATGATACTATAAGAACTTTAAAAAATATTGGAATAACTCCAGATAGTTTTAGAGAAGGTGGAATTAGAAAAGTTAATGTTAAACATAATTTAGTAGATGCACCTTGGTTAAGCACTGAAGCAAGTATGCAAAATTTATCATATGAAGCTGAAGAAATGAAAACGTTATATATGCAAAGCTCAAAAGCTTTTAATAAAGATAATTTAAAAAAGGTTATTTATGATAAATTAACTGATAATTATAGAAATTTAAAAAATATACAAAATGCTGATGAGGTTATAAAAGGTTTAAATAGTGTAAATATAAATGATGAAAAAAATGTTTTAAAAATTTTAAATAAAGTAACTGGTGGAAAAGTTAAATTAGAAAGTAATATGGATGATGCTATTAATATAGTAAACAATTATATGAAAGAAAATAGTAATGAATTTGTTGGTTTAAGAGTAAAAGCTTTTACACGAGATTTTTTTAAGAAAGCTACTGGAAAAAACACTAAAGAAATTTTTGAAACTGTTGCTGAAAATTCGGCAAAAATATTAACTGAAAAATCAGCAATGGAGAAGTTTTTTTCTTCTCCTTTTGGTAAAGTAATTACAGGTGTAGGTAGTGGACCAGTTGGAATGTTAGCTAATTTTGTTGGAATGGGTATTAGTATGGTTGCTAATGCTGGACAAGAAAAATCAGTAAATAATATGATACAAACAGTAATGGACCAATATATACAAGAAAAAGCTCCAAGTTTTACAACGAACGAAGCAATACAACATTCAATCGAAACTCATTTACGTAGAAGTGAAAATGATTTAGAAGAATATAAAAAAGTATTTTATTATAGAAATACTTCAAATGAATTAAGAGATGAAATTTCGCCTATTAGTGGTGTAGCAACTAGTCTTAGTGATATAAGAACAAGTTAAAAGAAGGTGAAAATGAATATAGATTTAAATAATATAGCTGATATGTGTAAAAATTGTATCAGAAAACAAATAAAGACAAAAGGTTCTTGGAAAATAGAATGTAATCCAATTCCAAAAGAATTAGAAGAAAAAAATTATTTTCCTATAGAAAAGCTTTTAACAAAAGAAGAATATAATAAATTAACAGAAGAAGAATTAGTTGAAATACAATTGTCTAATAATAAATTATTATGGGCTAAAGAATTTTTAGATTGGAGTATTATTCATCCTAAAAGAAATTTTGAACAATATTATCAAAAAGAAATTTTATTATGTACTGCAAAAAATAGAGTCGGAAGACTTGGAAGAAGATTGGGAAAATGTGTTAGTGAAGATACTCTTATTCTTACTTCAAATAGAGGATTAGTACCAGCTAAAAAAATATTAACTACAGATCTGTTAATTTCATATGATTTAAAAAGTAAAAAAATATTTCCTACTAAAAATTTTGCTATTACAAATAATGGATATAAAGAATGTCTAAAAATAACAACTGAATCTGGAAAATATGATATAGTTACAAAAAATCATCCATATTTAATAAAAGGTAAATGGAAAGAAGCTTCTGAATTAAAAAACGGAGATAAAATAACTATTCCTATAAATTTTTCAAATATAAAATATAAAAATATGGCTGATGATAATTATTCGATTTATAAAACACTTGGAAAAATAGCCTCTGAAGAACAGAATGTTGGTAGTCATATTTTTAGATTGAATAAAAATAATACTTTGTTTTTTTTAGATGGCGTTTTAAATAGAAAAATATTTACAAATGATTTTTTTGTTCAGCAATTAGGATATTTATTACATAAAACAGGAACAAAATATAGAATTAAAAAAATAAATAATAATTTTGAAATTGAAATAACGGGAAAATATGAATCAAATAAAGATTTTATAAATGAAAAAATAATATCAATAGAAAATGTTGGTTATAAAAATACGCTTTCAATTGCAGTAGCTAACTCTCATACATTCTTAACAAATGGAATAATAACTCATAACACCGAAGCAATGGTAATAGACATACTTCATTTTGCTTTTAATAATCCAAATAAAAAAATAATCGTTGCAGCAAATTCATTGAACCTAATTACAGAAATATTTAACAGAATGGAATTTTTATTAACAGGCTCAAAATCTGCATATAAAACTTCATATACAAGAAAAAGAAGCCCTAGTGAAAAAATAGTCTTAGTTAATGGAACACAAATAAATGGTTTTACAACTGGTACAGATGGAAGTTCTATAAGAGGACAATCAGCTGATAGAGTTTATATTGATGAGGCCGCTTATGTAACAGAACAAGCTTATCAAGTTTTAATGGCGTTTAAATTAGACAATCCAAATGTTGTATTTGTTGTATTTTCTACTCCGACAGCTTTAGAAACAAATTTTAGAAAATGGTGTTTAGTTGATCCTGCTTGGAGAGAGTTTCATTACCCATCTTCTATATTACCTAATTTTGAAGAAAATGATGGACCAGAACTTAGAAATTCATTAACTGAAGAAGGATATAAATTAGAAGTTGAAGCTGAGTTTTCTGAAGGTGATAGTAAAGTATTTAAAACTGAAAATATAAAAAATTCATTATATCAATATAAATATTGCGAATTTAGAGAAGAATTAATAAATCCAGAAAAATGGAAAATAACAATAGGTGTTGATTATAATGAATTTAAAAATGGTTCTCAAATATGTGTATTAGGTTTATATTGTGGGAATCCATTAGATGTAGAGAAAACAATAAAAATACTCAATTTTACTTCGATTTATAAAAATTCTGTAGATGCTAAATTTAAAGATTTACAAATAACTACTATAGAAAGAATAATAGAATTACAAAAGAATTTTAATGCTGATTTTGTTTATTGTGATGAAGGCCATGGTTCTATGCAAAATGAAATGTTAAGCAAACATTTTTATGAAATTGGAAGAATAGATATTTTTAAAAGTATAAATTTTGCTTCCGCTTATGAATTTGAAGATATACATTTACAAAGAAAAGTACATAAAAGAATAAAAGTTATGATGGTTAGTTTTCTTCAAAAAAGATTTGAAAAAGAAGAAATTGAAATTTCTGAATTAGAAGAAAGTGGAAAAGGTAATTTAATTGAACAATTAAAAGAATATAGAGTCGAAAGATATGATGATAAAAATCAACCTATCTTTAGAGGTGTGGACCATAAAATAGATGCTTTAATGTTAGCTAATTTTGCATTTATAGAAAACTTTGATACTATATTTGATAAAACAACTGGTAACTTTATTTTTGGATTTAAAAATGAAGGATATAAAATTTCTTCTGGAACTTTTCAAGATGAAGAAAAGAAAAAGCCTTTAGGACCAATTGAGGCTTATACTATAAATCCAAACTTAGGTATAAAGGTTGAAGAAAATATTCCAAAAAAAAGAAAGATTTTAAACAAAATGTTGCTGAAAGGATTCGACAATGGATTTTTTGACTAATAGATATAAAAATAACGATGTATATAAAAATTTATATTCTGATTATGAATTGTCAAAAATAGAAGAAAATGATTTTTTAGAAAAACCAAATATAAAAACAGAAATAGAAAAAACAAAGGAATTAGAAGAAAAACTAAAACTTGCAAAAAAAGAAATAAAAAGCGAGATGTTAAATGAAACAATAAAAGCTGAACCTTTTTTTGATGATGAGTTTTTAAAACATCTAGAAAATTTAAACGATTTTTTTTCAACTTATATTCCTAATTTTCCTAAATATTATGTTGATGGTAAAGTTAATCCAAGAGCATTTTTTGATGCTAAAAGTTTATTAGAAAATGAATTTCCTGTTTCTACTGATGAAATAATCAACTCATCAACAACAGAAACTGGTGTTATGAAGCCAGAAAAATTTAATTTTGAAAATGGATATACAATAGACTCTGATGGCAATGTTTACGATGCTAATAGAAATATTATTTTCCATTCAAATCTTGAAAATGAAAAAATTAAATTTTTAGATTTACTTAACAACAAAGCTATAACTACAAAAGGAATTAGAATTGAATTACCTAAAAACTTCATTGATGATTATTTTGTTGATATTTCAAAAATATTAAATGAATTAACAGATGAGATAGAAAATCCAAATATAAAAAAAGAAATTCAAATAAAGCAAAATGAATATTTAAATCCAATAACAATTAAAGAACAAATAAATAAATTTAAAGAAGAAGCTAAAAAATATCCAAAGGACATTGAAAATTTATTAAATTTTAATAATACTTTTGCAACTTACCATGGACATCCAATAACTTATGAAAATAAATATATGGTTGAATTTCCTGTTGATAATTTATATTTATCTGATATTTATACTGATGTAGAAAAAATTAATTTTGTTGATGAAATAAAACAATATAATACTCCAGGAAAAGAATTAGGAATATGTAACTTTAAAGATATCCCTTATGGTGAATTAAGTTCTCTACTATTATGGGGTGGTGGAGAAAAAGGCGTTAAACCTTTATCTTCTGGTGTACTTACTAATAAAGATATAATTTTTGCAAATGATGGAACAGCTAAATATACAAATATAAATTCAACTATTAAAATTAAAAGAAATGGATGTTCTGAAAGAACATATAAAACTGGACACGTTTGTATGTGGACCAGTAAAAATAGACTAGGTTTAAAACGTTCTATCATACAATATATTTATAGATTTTGTTCAGCTATTGGTTTATTTCATGCAAATATTCCTAGATTACTTGGTTTTAAAAAAATAAAAATATTTGGTGGATTATGTATTGGTGGACTACTAGAAAGAGTACTATGTGCTTGGCAAGAAAGAATATCTAAAAAAATTAATGATATGTTTCAATGTGTTCCAGCATCACTTGATACTGATTTATCTAAATCTGGTTTTGAAAATGCTACTTTTCCTTACGGTTCAACATTAGATAATATTACTCTATTGGATACAAAAGTATCTGTTAAATTTGGTGATAGATTTGTTATAAATAAAGTTCCAACTAATATAACTGGTAATAAAACTATTTCTTGTGGTGTTTTTATATTTGATCCTAATAAGAAATTAACTAATTTTTGTCCTTGGCGTTATAAAGGAGTTTGGGCAGGTAAACCTTTTGATGAAAAAAATAATTTTCAAATGGTAAAAGAATATAACAATCCGTTTAACAATCCACTAATTCAAGATTTGTTATCAAACACAAACGCACTTGGTGAAGATAGTATAACTAGAAAATTAATGTCGTTAATGTTTGCATTTTTAAAAAAACAAATATTGGTAGAATCAACTGATTTAGAAACATCAATAGAAACATTAATGGAAAATATTATTTATGATGCTTTGCAAAAAATAACAGTAGATTTAGCAAAATACGATCATTTAACTGAACAATTTAAAAATTTCAACAATAAAACAGAAGAAGAAAAAAATAATTTAGAAAAAGAATTTTATGATTATTTTGGAGAATTGATTAATTATGGATTCACAAAACAATCTAAAAAAGAAACTATAATAAAAAAATATTGGAAAAGTACAAAGAAAAGTTCTTATAAGGAATATGGAAAAAGTCTTGGAGATGAAAGAGGCAGAGAAAGTAAAAGCGGAGATGAAAGAGGTAGAAGTTAATGAAACACGATAGAGAAAGTATAGCTGGTGATAATCTTGACAAATGGCTTAACAATAGATATGAAAATAATCGATTTAATAAAATAGAAAATGAAGAAAGAAAAAAATTTATATCTAAGATTGAAAAAGAAGAAAATGTAAAATTCAAAAGTTATGATCCTAAAACTGGTGAAATGATTTTTGTTAAAGTTGAAAGAAGTACAGGCGATAGAAATAAAGTTTTAATACCTTCTTTAGAAAATATATCTTATTATGATGCTTTGTTGTATGCTCATAAAAACATACCATCAAAGGAGGTAAAAGAAACTTTTAAATCTAATTTAGATTATTTATCAAAAATTGATCCAAACTTAGCTAAAGTTTATAAAAGAGTAAGAACAATAAGGGATTATTTAAATGCAACTGGTAGATTTGATGAGTTTTATGAACAATTAAAATCAACAATAGAATTTGTAACATATGATTTAAATTTAAATGGATATAGTAAAGAAACATTTGAACAATGTGTTAAAAGAGCTAATGCATTAATAGATAATGTTCCTATTATTTAATATTATATAGAAAAAGGATAAAATTATGGAAGTTTTTGTAGCTAGAATGTTAGAAGAAAAGGATTTGTTAAAGTATAAAATAAAAAAAATTGATTTGTTTAAAGAAACTGAAACGTTTCAAAAACAATCTTCAATTGAAAAAACATTATTAATAGAACAACAATTATATATGCAATTATATTTAAATTCATTAGAAAAAAGATTAAATTATTATTTAGAAAAGGATTGTGAAAAATGTCAAGTATTACAAAAAATCCACAAATCTTAATAAGTGCTTCTGTTGTATATAATTGGTTTTTAAATTTAGGACCAGAAAATGAAAAATTTTTAGAAAATAATGAATTTTTAAATCATATAAAGACAGATGAAAATATAGTTCAAAGTTTAAAAAATGATTTTTTATTAAATGAGGATGAAAAAAATATAGATAAAAGATTTGAAGAAATAGCAAAAAAAATAATTGGAGAAAAAAATGGATAATATAAAAGATAAACAATTATATTTTATTGAATTAAGTAATAAGTTAGAAAATAATTTTGATTTTTTATTTAAAGACGAAAATTTTGAATTAAATAACTATTTAAATAAAAGACTGTATTCTAATAAAGAATTTCAAATCTTTAAGAAAAATTTTCCATTCAATTTTAATGAAAACAGACTTTTATATATTTTTGAACATTCTCAACAATTTGCAGAAATTAAAAATTTCAATATACAAGAATATTATTTAAGAATGATAAAGTCTGAAATAAAAACAACTAAAAAAATAAATGGTTTTATTAGAATTTTAGAAAGTATGCCAGATAAAGTAAGTTTAGATGGTTTTTGTGAAATATTTAATCAAGATGATTTTAAAAAATTTGTTAATGAAATTCCGCTGGCGGAATTTGATATAGAAAATGATACTCTGAAAGAAGATAAAAAATTTGCTTTAAAATTATTAAACAAAAGAATTAAAGATTTTACAGATGATGGCTCTAAATTAGATTATGTATTAAAAAATATTGCTGATTTATTTTATAAACAAGCTAATATAGAAAATCAAAAAAAAGAAGTTGAAACTACTTATGTATTTAATACAACTTATGATTTTAAAAAAGAAAAACCAGATTATTATTTAACTTTAACTGGGAGTGGAGAAGATGCTAAATATTATTCTGAACAAATAAATCCAGAAATAATTAAATTTTGGACTCAATTTAATAAAGATAATTTTTTCAATCCTATCAATAATTACTTGGATGAAAAATTAAAAGCTTATAATAAATATCTTGAAACTTTAACGTTTGATTCTAATGACTGTAGAATGATAAAAACAATATTATATTGGTTAACATATTTAGGAGCTGGAAATTCATATGCTAAAGAACATATGAATAATATAAAAAATGCAAAGACTAATTGGGCTACTGGTACAGAAAAAACGTCCAATCCATCTTTTTATGGAAATTCAAAATTTGCAAAAGCTTTATCTAGTTATTATTCATTTATTACTGCTAAGCAAAATCCTTATAAAAAAATAATAAACAATAAAGAACATCAAATGATGGATAAAAATGCAATTGCTTTGCATAAATTGTTTGGAAAAATAGGTTTAGAAGCTTTAGGAATAGGTGATGTAATTGATAATATTAGTATTGTAAAAGATGTTGCTACTATAATAGATGAACTTGATAAAAAATTAATAGTTAATGTAAATTTAGGAAGTTATATTAAAGGTTTTATTTCTTCAATAGTAAACTCTGTTGCTCAATTATTAGATTTTACTATTACTAATACATTTCAACAATTATTTTTTTTAAAATTATTACCTATAAATGGTAAAAAAGTTTCAATTTCTGATTTGTATAATTATTTAAATTTTATAAGATTTTTAATAGAAAATATAGATAATACAGAAGAACTTAATTCATACAATAAAGATTTTTTAATAAATGAATCTTTAAATAAATTAGGAGTTAATATTGCTCAATTTAGAGAAATAGGTTTTGGAGCTTATGATAAAAAATTAAATAGTTCCTCTGGAATTGTATTTTTTATAGATAAACTACAAAGAAGCCCTAAAAATAATAAAACTTATTTTACTGTATTTGAAGATTTACCTATTTTATACACACTTATAGAGTTTGCATTAGAAAAAAGAGCATTTAACGGTGATTACTATGCCAAAAAAAATATTATATTTGGAAATGAAGAAGAAATAAATACACTTTTAGCTAGTTTAAGTATAGAAGAGATATGCTTTATTTTTAGGAAATTTGATGTAGATTTATTTAATGAAAATAAATATTATTATATAGATAGAAAGTTTATACAAAAGGTTAGTAGTTCTATTAATACTAACATTTTAAGAGGTATATTGGAAGGAACTAAATTATATCAAGAATATAAAGAATCTAATTTTTATAATTTAAAAGAAGAAAGTCAAAATACAGCATTTGTTAGACATTATACTAGATTTATAGACGTACAATTAGCTGAATATTTTAGTGCAATAGAATTTAATAAAAAAGCAATAACTACAACTACATATGAAGATCAAGATCTTGGAGATTTTGATGACTTTCTAACTAGATTTTTGCCATCTATATTCGAAATAGCTAAACTGTTTGGTGCAGAAAAGGCTACTAAAGAAGAGTTGTTATCTTTAATAAATATGCTAATGAATTTTATAACTACAATTATGTTTGAAAGAGTATTAATGCAATTAAGAGATCAAATAAATAATACTATTTCTCATGTACAAGAAGAATTTTTTAAAGCTGTTGATAAAAAAACAGAAAAACTAAGATATTTAGATACACAAGTCGAAATAGATTTAGGTTTAGGACAAATTCCTTTAATAAAATCTATGCTTAAAACAATAAATTTTATAGATGAATTTATTGAAAAAATTCCAAAATCAATAATTCCTTGTTTTGTAAATGGAGATTATGATGAAGCTGAAAGAATATTGACTGAAAGAAAAAGAAAATATGAAGGTAATCTTCCAGACTTTAAAAATGATGAAAAAAATGGTGAAAATGGTGAACCAGAAAAAAATAATAAAGATGAAGACAATATAAATTATAATAACTCAAAACAAGAAATTATTTATCATTATTTAGATGGAAATAAAAAGAAAGTTGTTTTTAATGAAAGAGAAGAAAAAAATAATATAAATAAAATAAATAATAAAAATGAAGAATTTAAAACTGAAAAAACAATAACTGAAACTATTATAAGCAAACAAGAAGATGTTCCGTTAAAAATAGTTTATAAAAATGGAAAAGTTGAACTTATTTTTAAAAGTGGAAAAAGAGAAATAATTTTAAATAATAATGAAAAAAAAATCAGAATTTTAGGTAGCAAAGAACATTATTTAAATATAAAACCTGTTGAAAAAGAAATTGAAAAAATATTAAGTAAAGATTCTGTTCAAAGAATAAAAGAAATAAAAAATTTTTTAGATAGAATAAACAATCTTGAATATTATTCCACATTAAAGGAAATAAAAAATTTAAAAAAACAATTAAATAATGAAATAAATAAACCTCTTGCTAATAATAATGAAATTAAAAAATTAAGAGAAAATATCAAAGATTTGACATTTAAATTAGAAAATGTTAAAAAAAGTTCGATATTAAATACAGTTACTAAAAATGAGGAAATACAATTAGTTAATTTTAAAAGTAATAATGAAGTTAATATAAATAAAGATATGTATAGAAATTTAGATGAATTTTTTAATAAAAAAATAGAAGTATTAAAAGAAGTTGATAATATGTTATCAGATACTAAAAACAAAGAAACATATCTTACTACTTATCAAATTACACAATTATTAAAGTAGTAAAGGTGGTGAATATAATTTTTGAAGGTTTAAAAGATTTACTTAATATAAATATATTTAATAGCAAAAAAAGAAAAGAAATTTATACAAATGAAGATGAAACAGAAATGGAAAAAAGAGATTATGGAAAAATTTACAGAAAAGAAGCTGAATTTTATGATAATCTTTCATTTTCAAATAATAATAAAAGACAAGATGCAATGACTAGGAATATGGATATTGTGTTGGATAAAATAAAAGAAGAAACTTTTAAATTGCCATTATTAGCAAGATCAATTTTAAATATAACTTCAAAAAGTTCTGATAAATTTTTTTATTTTACTGGAGAAAATGACGAAAAAGTAATAAAAGTCGCTAAAGAATTTAATAAAATTTTAAAAAACAGCAATTATAATCCTAATTTATTTTTAAAAGAAGCTTTTCAAAATTTAGTAAAATATTCTAATGTTTTTATAATGCCTATTAAAGATGAAAAAAATAAATTAATAAGACTTAGAATAATGCCCAATAAAGGCTGGACAGTAAATAAAAGAATAGGAACTTTTTTATGTGAAGAATTTGTTTTTGAAGATTTGTATGACGATAGATATAATAATTCAAAATGTAAAGTTTTTAAAAATAAAATAGATATTTTTCATTATACTTTCAATAGAGAATCTGATGAAATTTTTGCAATGCCTATATGGTGTTCAGTTATACCTGTTATAAAAAAATATAATTTTTTAACTAACAATGCACTTCAATCTTATGCAGATCAAGCTATCACAAGAATAATCTATGAAGTTGGAATAACAAAATCTGGAGCTATAAAACCCACTAGACAAGATCAATTTGACAGTACTAAAAGATTATTAAGAGAAACTGATGATGATTTAATTATAGATTTACCAGTTAATGTTAATAAAGTTGATAAAAATTTTAATTCACCAGATAAATTACTTGAAGTTTTGGAAACTCAAATATATGCTGGACTTTATACCTCAAAAGGACAATTAGGTTCAACTAGTTCTGGAAGACAAGATGCGGAAACTCAAGATGAAAATACTTTAAATATAACAAATGGTTTTTTTAAGGAAATGGAATTTCAAATAAATAGAACTATAATAGATGAAATTTGTATGAATTTATTTGGTTCTTTAGATGATGAAATAGAAATGAAATTTTCTGAAGGTTTTAATCTTGAAGAAAGAAAAGAAAAACATGCTGTATTTTTATTTCAAGGTGGAATTATTACTATTGATGAAGCTAGAAAAATGTGTAACAAACAAACTAAGAAATTTGAAATAAAAAATACATTTCAGAATTTATATAGCAAAACTAATTCTGAAATGAGTGGTATTGTAGAAAATGTTAATAACCCAAAAAACCAATATACTAGTGGTACTGGCACCACAAAAAAAACAAAAAAAAATTAAAGAGGTGAAAGAAAAAATTGCACGAACATACTTTTTATAAAATTAGTGATAGTTTAGATATTAACATTCTAAAAGATTCTAATGAATTAAACAAAATAAAAAATGTTTATGTATTAGAGGATAAAAAAATTAAAAATCCAATTTTAAAAGAAAAAGAATATCAAAACATCATTTATATGTTAGCTTCAACTTCTGATAAAAAAATAAATTATAGAAAATATGATGATGATTCAGTTATTGAAATGTCAGATAGTGGAAGTTATATGACTCCATATAATAAACCAGTTTTAAAAAACCATAATGATTGGAGTGGTGAACCATTAGGAAGAGCATTGGATAGCTTTGCTGTTGATCATCAAACTTTATCATATAAGAGTCCTTATAATTCAGAATTACCAGAAGAAGTCATAGAATATTTTAAAGAAAATAATTGTTTTAAAGATGGAAAAACATCAATTATTTTAAAATGTTTTGTTGACAATAACACTATGGATAAAATAAAAGATGGTTATTATTTGACAGTATCACAAGGAATTACTTGTTCAGATATGATTTGTAATATTTGTGGAGAAACATTTTTTAAATGTACTCATTATGCTGGTTCAACTTATAAAGTAAATGATGTCGAAACTGAATGTATACCAAAAGCAATAGGGCCTTTTATTGCTGAAGAAATTTCAATAGTGAATATTCCAGCTAATGATACTTCTATTATTTATGTTCCAGAAAAAAAAGAAGGAAATAATACTGTTCCTACTTCTGACAATAAAAATATTAAAAATCAAGCACAAATTGACAATCAAGAAAATCAATGTAAAGATAGTAAAAACAACAATAATATAAAAGATAACAAGGGTGATTCAACGATGTTAAAAGATCCGCTAAGAAAATTACTTTTAAAGGATATGAAAAATGTTTGGACATTAAAAGATGAAATGACTGAAAAAATAGAAACATTTTTTAATTCGTTAGAAGAAGATAAAATAGAAGATTTTATGAATATTATAAATATCTTACAAGATAGTACTAATGAAAAAATGAAAGTTATAGAAGATTCTGTTGCTAAATTAAAACCATATGTTGCTACTGGAACTTTAGAGCAGCCAGAACAAAATGAAATGAAAGATAACAAACATCAAAAACAAGAAAATAATAACGAACAACAAAATCAAAAAATTCAACATGTTGACGATAATAAAAATCCAGATGAAAAAGATTTAAAAGATAATAAACCTAAAACAAATAAAGAAAATGTTGAAAATGAAATAAAAGATTATAAAACACAATTAAAAGATAATGATGGGCAAACTTCAAAAGAAAATGATGAAGTTATGGCTATGTTACTTAATAATTAACGGAGGTAATAAATGTTTACAAATAGAGCTTTAAGTGAACCAATTGGTTATAAAGGAACAGCCAAATCAGTTATAACTTCTGGTTTAGGAACACCTATGGCTGACCCAAGTTTAAAAGAAGTTTTTTATATAAAGGGAGTAATGCCTGATGGATTAAAATTAGTAACTTCTCCATCAATAGCAGTTGCTATTAATGACAATGGATTTTTAGTACCAGCTGACGGTACATTGGCTCCTTATGGAGTAATAGGTGCTTGTTTAAGAAGTACTGAACATTTAAAACAATATTTTAATGGTGGAAAAAATGCTGAAGGTGCTGTTTCTACAGCAAATAATATGGATGATTTACACGGAATAACACCTACTGTTTATCAAGCAGAAGCATTATTTGAAAGAGGATATGCTTATAAAAATGATGGTGCTACAAAAAGTTTATTTGAATTTAAACCAGGACAATTGTTAAGACCAATAACTACAGCTGAAATTACTACTTCTATTGGTGATGATACTTTACCAGTATTATTTGGAGAAACAAAAACTGATTGTCCTAAAACAAAAGCATATTATGCTGGAATGCCTGTAGTTTTTGCAAAAACAGATGATCCAACACAAATAATTGGTAGAGTTAGTTCAATTTTACCTGGTAATTTATATGACAATATGATTTACACAAATGGTAGTTGTTTTGATTTTGAAATAGCTGGTAAAAGCACAGCTGGTTTAAGTAGAAATGTATATAATTCATTTGAATCAGTTTACAAAAATAGTAATTACGAAAAGAAAATAGTTGAATTTTATGTAACTATGTAACGGAGGTATATTAATCAATGGCAAAAAGATTCGTAGAATACGATAAAGAACAAATAAAAGATTCTTTACAATCATTCCTTTCATTAAATAAAGAAAGGGCAATAGTTGATGATAAATTATTTAAAGATAATGCAGAAGATAGTTTAGAATTTGTAAAAAGAATAGAAGATTTTTCAGAAATAATTATAAATAATGGTTTTGATGTACAAACTCAAAAGAATTTTTCAATGAGAGATTTATCATTAGAAATAGAAAAAACAATTAAAGATTATAGTGAAAAGACTGGAAAATCTATAAAAGACTTTTCTGCAAGTTCATTAGGTGTTTTTTCACAACAAATATTAAATAGAGTTGTTACAAAAATACAATACAATGATTTTGAAGCTTGGCAATATGTTTCTAAAGATATGCCTTTAGAAGATTCAACTGTATTTTATACAGTGGTAATCGGTGAAGAAGGTTCTCCTGCAACAGCTAGAGTTGCTGAAGGTGGAGAATTTAAAACAATTAATTTAGAATCAACAGAAGATTTTATTAAAACTTCAAAAGGTAAAGTTGGAGTTATGGTTGCTTATTCACAAGAAGCTTTGGAAAGAAATGGTTTAGCATTAATAAATACTTTATTGTCTGCTGCAATAAATGATATGAAAAGATATAAATCATTAGAAGCAATTAGACTTTTAGAAGCTCATGCAAATACAGCATTAGATGGATTAACTTCAACACCAAATTTAAAGCCATCTGGAAGAAGTTTTAAAAACCCAATTCAACAAAATGGTACATTATTACTTGGAGATTTAGAAAAATTCTTATATCAAGCACAAAATTCTCACTTTAATATAGATGTAATTTTCCTACATCCGTTAGCTTGGAATGTAATTTACAAAGAACCTAATATAAGAGAATACTTAAAAGAAACTGCAAATATAAGATTTATGATACCAGCAAAGATGGAAACAATTTATCAAAATGCTGTTACAAAATGGAATCATAATGTTGGAAAAGCTGTTTATAAAACAGAAAAAATGGAAGTTCCACAACTTATAAAAAATAAAAATTTAAATATAATTGTAACTCCATTAGTTTCTTATTTTACAAAAGGTTCAACAGTTTATTCTCCAGCTACTAGATTTACAACTGCACCTGTTGCTCAATATACATCAGTTTCTGAAAATTGTACTGATATTCTATTATGCGATTCTTCAAGATCATTAAGTTATGTTCATGATGGAAAAGGAATAACTGTTGATAGAATAGAAGATAAATTAGTTGATGTTACAAAAATAAAATTAAAGGAAAGATATGGATTTGTTTTAGATAAAAATCATGGTGTCTTTGCTTTTAGAAATATTACTGTAACTGATGATGTTTACGATCCAACTGCAAATCAACCAATTATTACTTTAAAGAGAAATGAAGTTTTTAACTAATAAATAAATTGAATAGGCAGGTAATTTTTCCTGCCTATTTCAAAATTGGAGGAACAAATGAAAGTTATTAAATTATATGGGGTTCATTATTTATCGCAAAATGGAATTTTACTTAATTCTGAAAATAATTTTGTTGAAGCAACAGAAGAAAATATTTTAAAACTTCATAAATTTATCGAAAATAAATATGTAAAAGTTGTTGAACTTGATGAAAACGGAAAAGAAATTGTTGAAGAAAAAGATGAAAATGAAGTTATTAATGAACAATTAAAAGAATTGTTTGAAGAAAAAAATAACAAAACTGAAGAAACAGAAAAAACTGAAGATATAGAAGAAAAACAACCTGTCGAAGAAGAAAAAGTTGAAAAAAAATCTAAAAAAGCTTCTAAAAAATAGGTGATCCTATGAATAACAAAGTTCAATGGAATAAAAAAAAACTTATATATAAATTAGATGAAAATGAAAATCCTTTAATGACAAATTTTTTTTTATTTTATAAAAATGGAAAAATTGTAACTAATAAATTTCTTATTAAAATAATTGATGAAAAAGAAGTTGAAATTGAAGGTAATTTTTCTGAAAATTATACTTTGAAAGTTAATAATATAAATTATCTTTTCAATGAAGATTTGGATAAAAATGAAAATAATGAAAATAATAATTCCGCTGGCGGAGAAAACAAAATTAAAGAAATAGAATTCGAAGAAGAATTTTATGAAGTTGATAAGAAATATAAAATTACATTAAATGATGACATTATTTTAATTGAAAATTTAGAAGAAACTATAAATTTAAATATAAATAATAATGGAATAAAAATAAATAAAGAAATAAAACCATTTTCAATCATCGTAGAACAATATACTAATGAAATTTATCCAGATTTTCCTTATAAGAAAACAAAGATAAACATTGAAAAAAAACATGAAATAAGAAGAAAAACTAATGTTATTTATAAAATAAAAATAGGTAACACTCATTATATAATTAAAGAAATACCAAGATTCTATTGGAGCAACATAAAAGATTTAAAAGAATTTCTGAAAGATACAAGTTTAGAATTTTCTAATAAAACAGATGAACAATTTAAAAAATTAATTCAAGAAAAATCTGTTTACTTAAAAAGAAGATTTGGTTTAAATAAAAGCAGTATAGAAGACATAGAATATTTTCCATTATATAAAAAACTAGTAAATTTATATTGCTTATATGACATAATATCTTTAAGTTTTATAAATGGAGTTAATAGTGATTTAAATAATGGTTCTATTAATAGTGCTGGAAGTAATTTAAAATTAGGAAATTTTTCTACTGGTGTTGATGGTGGAGCAAATGGCTCTGTTTTATCTACCCAATTAGTTAAAAATATGATAGATGTAACTGAAAAAGATTTATATGCTTCGCTATATAAAAAACATGGAATAGCGTATAGAAAAAATTTAGAACAAAGAGGTGGTGTTTTTTGTGCAGAACAAATATTCTTTAAAATTTAAAGAAGCATCTCTTACTGGAAGCAAGGTTCTTATATTGAAAGGAACTACAAAATGTGATTGTTATGATGAGAATAGATTAATAGACTCTGAACCAAAACCAGATTGTCCTAAATGTTTTGGAACTGGATTACAAAGACAAGCTATTTTATCTTCGAAAATAAGAAATGAAATTAATAATGCTTATAATCAACAATTTGAAACAACTGATAAAAATACAACTATTAATGAAAAAAGAAAATTTTATTTTCCATTATTTTATTCTGAAATAACTACTGAAGACTATTTATGTTTATTGGATACTGATGAAAAAACTATAATATCTGTTTACAAAGTTATAAATAAAGAACAATTCAGAGATCATGATTTTATTTTTTACGAAATAGTTGGCAAAAAAATTAACTTTATTAAAAAATTTAAATTAGAAGATTTTGAAGAATTAAAAAATTTATTTGATGATAATTTGGATTTAGAAGGGTAAAAAATGAAGATAGATGCTAATAAAAAAGAAAATTTAAAAAAAATGGTTGAACGGTATAAAAATACATTTACATTTAATAGACCAGATATATTAATTGATTTAATTGATGAAATACAAACATTATTTGAGTTTTCTTTTACTATTGAAAATTATCCAATGCCTAAAATTATTTTAGGAGATGATATAAAACCAAATGATACAACACAATCATTAGATAAAGATAATGGACAAATATTTATAAGGCTTAATAGAAGAAGTTATCATACTCAATTAGAGAGTGATAATAAAAGAATGTTTCAATCAGAAAATGTTATTCTCGCTTCTAGTCCTAAGTTTAGCAAAACAATAAGAATAGAAGAAAGAGATAATAAAAAAACAGAAATACCAATAAGAGAGGAAATGTTTTTCTCTGATAACGAATTTATATTTACTTTAAAAACAAAAACATTAAAACAACAATTTAAAATTTTAAATATTTTAGAAAGAACATTAAATATTTATTCTAAAAAAATAACTTCAAATTTTGTAGTAATATCTGGCATTTCTAATATAAAAAGTATTCCTAAAAAAGACAAGGATGACTTAGAAACATTAGAAATATATTATCAATTTAGGTTAAAAGAAGTTTCTTCATACAATGAATATTATTTATTAGAAGCATTTAGAATAGCTTTTAACGATACTGAAAATGATAATGAAAATTCAATATACTCAGATGTTACAGACGAAATTTTAAACAAAAAAAGAAAAAAAGCTAAATTTCTAAGCATTGACAAAGATGTCTTTTCATTGACTAGTTTTGAAGCTGATTAATATAAATAATTTTAGACTCATAGGGGGTAAAAAAATTAATGGCTAAAAATAATAAAAAAAATACTATGCTTCCTGGTTTTTATGTAAATATAGAAGATACTAACCAATCAAAACCAGCTGAAGTAAAGCTAAAAGATGTATATACAATTTTTGGTATTCTTCCAGAAAAAATGAAAACAAGAGATGAAGATGGAGAAATTGAAGAAGTATTTATAGAACCAAATGAACCTATAATGTTATCTTCTGCTCAAGAAGCTATTGAAACTCTTGAAAATAACTCTTTAGTTTTAACTAGAGAAATAAAAAATATAATAAGATTAATACCTGATGGTTCAAATATTGCTGTTGTTAGAATAGTTAAAAGAAATGGAGATGAACCAGATCCTAATTCATTAACTGATATGTATGAAGCTCTTGATTTTGCTTTTGAAAATTTGGAAAACTTCCAAACAAGAGAAATAATTTTAGCTGGAATTTCATTAGATAATGCTGTTGCTTTAGATCCAAATAAAGTTCAAGTAAAAGAAATTAAAAATTCTTTTGAGGAATTTGATAAAGTTATAAAAGGAGTATTTCCTTATAACACAACTGCTGGAATTACAGTTGATAAAAAATTTGATTTAGAAATAAAAGGAACAAAAAGTGCAAATTCAGCTGGTGAAACTGATGACGGAGTTCATGACACATTTGAAATTAAAATTAATGGACAAACAGCAAAAGTTATTACAGAAGATGGTTCAAAAGATTTTAAATTTAATGCTGAATTAACTTATACTGGTGTAACAGGTTCTAAAACATATACAATTAACTCACAATCAGAAGAGTTAAAAGATTACATAGAATTAAAAGTTGAATCTGGAAAACTTATTGCAGAAATCAAAAAAGATATGATGCTTAAACTTGATGACGAAACAATAGTTAGATTAAAAGATGGTAAATTTAGTGTTAAATCAGATGAAAGAACTAAAACTGAAGTAATAAGTGAATATAACATTGTAAAATTATCAGATGATGCTTCTATTTTAAGAAGAACATTAATTCATAATTTAAAGATAACTACAACTCAAAATCCTTGTTATACTTTTTTATCTCCTATTCCACCAAAATCTTTGTCTAAAAAAGATATAGAAGCTTACGTTGAAAGATGTCAAACATTAAAAGAAAAAATCAGAGAACAATCTACTATCACTGACAATAAAGGTAAGAGAATAGATTTAGGTAAATTTTTAAGTGTTCCTGTTGGAGTAAACCAATACGATGGACTTGGAGGATTAAGCGGATTTCCTCAAGCAAAAATAGCCACTATAAATAACGATAAAGTAATTACAAAAAAAGCTACAACTTCATTTGCTATTGGAGATAAAGTTGAAGTTTACACTCATAATAAATTAGATGTATTAATTCATTCTACAACTGTTAAAAAAGTTGTAATTAATGATACAAATTCAGTAGAAATAACATTGAATGAACCTGTTCCTTCTGAAATTTCAACTGGATTAAATCCTAAATATATAATGAACATAAACAATAAAGATTTTAATGGAAACTATTTAGCTAGACAATATTCAAATATTTGTAGAGAAGCAGGAGTAGATAGATCACCTGCTGGACTAATATTCCCTGGTGAGTGCCAATTAAAATTCTCTGACAAACAATTACAACTTCTTGATAGTTTAAAATTCTGCGTTTTACAACAAGAACAAGCTCAATCTGTTGGTTCTATTTCTAGATCACAATTAATGACTAGTTATGACAATGTATTCCAAAAAATAGATACATTAAATGTTGTTTATAAGCTTATACAAGATTCTAAAGATATTTTAATGCCTTATAAAGGTAAAAGAATAAATGAAGGAACTGAATTAGCATTAATAAAAACAGAATTGGAAGATACTGTATTTAAACCAGCTGTTAATGAATTTATAATGCCTAATTATAATGTTAATTTAATACTAGGAAGATTAACACAACCAAACGGAGTGAAAGAAAGAACTATGTTTATGGATTTTTCGATTACAGAAATAGAAACTTTACAAAACATCAGAATGAATGTAAAAGTATTATAGTAAATTTATTTAGGAGCTGTAAAAAATATACAGCTCCTATAATGGATTAAGAGGTGAATATGTCAAAAAATAATAACGAATTTTATTCGGCTACTATTAGTGGTGCTGAATTTGAATGTAAATTTGCATTTCCTAAAATATACTTTACTAAAAATCCAGCTGATAAATACGCTAAAATTTATTATGATATAGGATTTTTAGAAGATATAGGTTGGAGCACAAGTAATAGTGCAACTCCTAAATTTAATTTAACAGCAATAGATGCTATAGATATATACGCTGGTATGGAAATCACAGAAGGGCAAATGACTTTTAAAGTATTCCATCATGATTCTTTTGAAAAGTTAAAAGAAGTTATACTTGAAGGAATAAATCATGGAAAAGATAAGATGAAATTTCCAGAAATTTATGATAGTCCTTTTCTATCATTAGATTTAGAATGGGAAAAGTGGGAATTTCATAATGATCATACTAAAATAAATTGGGGGCAAATGCCTTTATTTGACATTATATTAATTGCAAAAAATAAAAATGAAAACAATGAAATAGAAGTTAGAAAAAAAGTATTAGAAGGTGTAGCATTAAGTGGACAAGGAAGTTCTGTTGCTATTAATTCTACTGAAATTTCTGCTTTTGCATCATTTATGTCTATAGGTAAAATAACAGACTGGGAAAAATATGAAGGGAATGATTAATAATGTCACAAAAAGATTATATGTTACTTGGAAAAATCCTTTGTAAAGGTTCTGGTTTGAGAGTTTTTTTAGAAATCCCATTAACAAAAAAAGATAGTAATGGCATAAAAAAAACAAAAAAATTTAGATATGAAATTGGAAATTTACAACAAATACTAGCTGAAACAAATAGACAAACATCACAAGTTAGAGTAGCTGGAAGAAAAAATCCAGTAGGAAATTCTAGTGGTTTAAGAAACACCTATGGAACAATTGTTTTTACTCAATTAGATCAAGAAATGATATTTTCTATGTTTAAGGATATAAGAAAATATAATAGTAAAATTAAGCAATTTAAAGTTGCGGATTTAGATGGATTTGGTTTAGAAGATTTTACTATTTTAGAAGAAGATCAAGAATTAATTGGTGGGCCAATAGAAAATTTAACAACAGATTTGTTTGAAACTGATTATATAGATTTGCAAGATTTACCACCAGTAGATATAGTTGTTTATGGAACAGCAGATAATATAACTGATGGAGTTTACGAACCTAATAAAACTTATATGTTTAGATGTAATAAAGTTACATTTTTATCAGAAACTTTTGGTGTATCTGCTGGAAGTCCAATGCATGATGTTGCCACTAAAGTTCAAATACTTGGTTCTATTGAACCTTGGAGAGAGGTGAAAATAAACTAATGCCTTTGAATAAAGATAATTTTCATAATTATAAAAATAAATCTAAAGAATTTGATACGTTTAACGGTACAGAATTAAAGTTTTTTATGAAAGTACCTACAAAATATAATGAATACAATCAAGTGATTAAATTTGAATTAGTTGAACTTGGACAAGCTTCTTCTTTTTCTTATATAGAACAATATGCAATAGAACCTGTACCAGTTATTGGATTAAGTGGAGCTGGTGGGATAGCAAGAGGTTCTAGAATAATTAGAGGTTCATTAGTTTTTGAAGTTTTAAAAGAAGGATTTGTAAACGAAGTTAAATCTGTTCTTAGAAAAGCTGGAATTAAACAAGTAGAAGTAAATTACGATGCTAATGGAAAAGATTATACTCCTAAATATTCTTTAGCAGATATAGAATCAGTTAATGATTTTCCAAACTTTGACATAATAATGTTAGGAGTAAAAGATAATAATCCAAATAAAAAAATTCAAAAACAAATACAGGGATTAAGATTTTCTCAAGGACAATCTGGAATAGGTGTTAATCAACTATCAGTAAGAGAACAATATGCTTTTTTAGCTAAAAGCATAGAAGATTTAAATATGGTAGATGGTGCAACTGAAACAGATATTGGTGATGAGGAATATTATTCTTGGGATGGAGGTGTTAATCCTTAATGACTCAGCAATCAGTAGAAATAAAAAAACAAATATATAACTATGCTGTAGGAACTGGTAAAGATTGCAAATTATTCTTAACAATAGTTATGGAAGAAAAAGGTAAAAGAAAATACTATCAAATACCTTTAACAACAATAGTTAGTCTACAAGTTTTCACTTCAACTGAAAAAGAACCTAGATATACTTTTGGAGATCCAGATCCAAGAGGATTAACTCATGGATTTAAGAGAATATCTGGACATATAACTGCTGTTGTATTTAATGAATCTATTGGAGAAAGAGTAAGAAAAGAACTTAAAAATTATTCACCAATAGAAGGTTCTAAATTAAATTTAGATACAGACGGAATTATAGAACTTAGTGAACTTGATAGACTAAAACATTTGGATGAATTACCACCTTGTCAAATAAAATTATTTATAACACATCCAATTAGTAAATTAGTATATAGCAAATCAATTGTAGGAGTTAAATTTACTTCATCTGGATATTCAATCGGTGGTTCTGCAACAATGGGAGAACAATATAGTTTTGTAGCTGTAGCTGTAACTCCTATAAAATTAGAAAAAGTAAGCAACGAAAGTGAATTAAATCCAGGTAGCACTATTTAATAACAACTATATCGTTGAATAAAATGCTCTCTGAAATGAGAGCTTTATTTTTTTAGGAGGAATATGGATTTTGTAGTAACAAAAAATAGTTTAGTAGATTTAAATGTATTTTTTTATAAAAAAGGAATGATTAATATTCACAGGCCAATGTTATCTATGTTAAAAATAGACAGTTCAAGACAAACAGAACCATTCTTTCATATAGGCTTTAAACATAATATGGGATATTCAAGTTCAAATCAAATAATTTCTGGAGTGATGATTTTTGAAGTGCTCGAAGGATATCCTTTACAATCAATTTTATTTATTAATAATGATAATCCAAATAAACCATATAAACAAACATTAGAGGAACTTGATAGTTTAGATTTTTATTGTGTACAAAAAAGAAATGAAGATCCATATGGTGATTTTGTACTTAAAAATGTAAAATTTGTAAATACACAATATAATCAAAGTACAACAGATTTTTCAAGAAGATTGGTTGCAACATTTGTAGCTGAATCAAAAGAAAATTTCAGAATTCCATTTTTCTTCAATTATTTCAAAAGCGATATTTATTCTTCACATATAATCAGAGATAAAAAAGAAATAGATGAAATAAAAAAAGATTTAAATAATACTTGGGATAGATTACCGAAAGACATAAAAGAAGACTGCATTTATGCTTTGGGATTAGAATTAGCAAGTGATGATTTAGAAGCAATAAAAGAAGCTATACAAAAAACTTGGGAAAAAATTTATATTAATAAAATAATTGGAAATACAACTTTAAAAAAAGATTCTCCATTGTATAGAATGAAAGAATTTATAAGAGTTTATTATGATTATGCAAATCAATTAAATTATTATTTAGCAAAAGCTAGAGGAGATTTGGATTTCTTGAATTTTATAAATTTAGAAAATAGAACTGATATAACTAACTCTTATAAAGAAAATTTATTATTCAAAAATAATAATTTCGATGAAAGAATGAAATATAAAAAAGAAAATAAAAAAGAAGTAAAACAAAAAATAGTTGTAAATAAAATAAAAAAATAGGGGTGTTAAAATGGAAATAGTAAAAACAAAATTTAAATTTGGTCCTTTAAGCTTAAAAAGATTGGAAGAAGTTCATCCAAATTTAGTTAAATTTGTAACTGAGCTATTAAATATCTCTCCTTATGATATTATAATAACTGAAGGATTAAGAACTCTTGAAACACAAATGGAATATTATTCTTATGGTAGAACTAAATTTATTAATAAATGGGGTCAAAAAACAGGAATAATAACAAAATGTGATGGTGTAAAATTAAAATCTCAACATCAAGTTCATAGTGATGGATATTCTCACGCTATTGATTTTGCATTTGCTGGAAGTACTAAAGGAAGATTAGATTTTAGTGCTAAAAAATATTATGAAGTTAGAAAAATTGCTGAACCATTGATGCAAAAATATAATATAGAATGGGGAGGAGATTGGAAAATTTTTAAAGATATGCCTCATTGGCAATTAAAGAGAGTGTAATTTATGACTTTAGATCAAGGTTTTACAGATGAATTTATAGAACAATTTTCAAATCAAGGTTTTTATGCTGCACCAAATAGAACAAAAATAAATATATTTTTAGATGGACAACAATGGCTTGTTGGAAATGCAATAGTAGCAAACATAGAACAAACAAACGAAAAAATACCTGTATATTCTTACAATTCACCTAATTATTCAAAATATTTAAACGGAAGAGAAATAGTAACTGGAACAATTGGACTTAGAAAAATAACAGTAGCTCAATTTATAAAAATGATTGCTGTTGATAAAAAAAATAGAGATCTAGAAAAAGAAATTTCAGAATTGTCAAAAGAAATAAAAGAACTCGAAAAAATAGTTGATAAAAATGGAAAAAAAATAGAACCAGACGGAATAAAAAAAATGATTTTATCAAAACAATCAACAATCAAAAGATATGATGAAATAATTAAAAAGTCTACTGGAAGTAATGCTGTTCAATATCAAATGGAAAATTATCTCAATGGAGATAAAGATATATTTCCAGATGATGATTTGCTTTATTATTTGGATAATAAAACAGATGGTGATAATAGATTAAAAATAGTAATTAATTTTGAAGGTTCTGGTTCAGATATATGTCCATTTATAGCATTGAAAGATGTATTGTTTATTAAAAAACAAACTGAAATTAATGTTGGTAGAGGAGATATTATTGAATTTTATACTTTTATAGGAAATCCAAGTTATAACAAAGGAGTGAAGAATGTCTAAAAAAGAAGAATTAAAAAACAAAAATGCAAAAGAAAAAGTAATCAAAGCTGAAAAAATAACAGATTCTAAAATTAAATTAAAAGATTAAGGAGCTTAAATGAAAACTAATACAGAAATACTAGATGATTTAAAAAAAGAATTAGAAGATAATAAAAAAGAAATTAGCGAAAATCTCCAAGAAAATGAAGTAAAAAATAACGCCTTTAAAAAGAAAAAGAAAAAAAAGAAATTCAAAAATAAAATTAGAGAAAATAAAGAAAATAAAGAAGACTCTGATGATATTTTAAGAATAAAAAAAGAAGCTGAAGAAAATTTTTATATTGTACTGACCCCAAAAAGTTGGACAAATTAATTTAACTTACTAATAAGGATTGACTTCTGTAAGAAGCAGGAGTTAATCCTTTTAATTTTTCCTTTATTCTTTTGTTGTTGTAATAATATATATAATCTTCTATTGCTTCTTTCAATTCTTCTAATGTCTTGTACTTTTCTTCTTGTTCATAAAACATTTCTGTTTTTAACAACCCAAAGAAACTTTCCATTAATCCATTATCTAAACTATTTCCTTTTCTTGACATGCTTTGAGTTATCTCTTTCTTTTTCAATCTTTCTTGATATGAAGAATGTTGATACTGCCATCCTTGGTCACTATGAAATATCAAATTTTCATAATTTTCATTTTCTTTAAATGCTAAATTTAACATATGATTTATCTGCTCCAAGTTAGC